TGGTAAAGCGATGGCAGTTGCATCATCTTTAATTAATACTTATGCAGCTATTGCTGGGCAGTTAAGAGCGTTTTCAGGAAAAGCAATACCAGGCTATGCTATTGCACAAGCGATTGCTACTGGTGCGGTAGGGTTTGCTAATGTTAAAAAGATTATTTCTACTAAAGTGCCTAAATCTAGTGGTGGTGGTGGAGGAGGAGCATCTGCTGGAGCAGCAGCAGCTACACCTCAAGCTCCTAGCTTTAATATAGTTGGTGCTACAGAAACAAGTCAATTAGCAGAAGCAGTAGGAAGTCAAACACAAGAGCCAGTACAAGCCTATGTAGTAGCTAATGACATAACTACTGCACAGAGTTTAGAGAATAATATTGTAGAGGGTGCTACTCTTTAACAAAATAGAAATTAATAACGTTATAATAGTATGAGAATAGTAGAACTTATAATTGAAGAGGATGATGACAGCTTATTTGCTGGTATTGATGCAATCAGTATTGTAGAGCATCCAGCTATAGAGGAAAACTTTGTAGCACTTAATCAACAAAAGGAATATAAACTAGCAGAAGCAGATACAGATAAAAGACTACTTACTGGAGCTTTACTAGTACCTAATAAAACTATCTACAGAAAGGATGGTAATGATGAGTACTATATTTACTTTACTAGAGAGACAGTCCGTAAAGCATCTGAGATGTTTTTAATGAATGGCTATCAAAATAATTCTACATTTGAGCATAAGCTAGAGTTATCTGGTCTTAGCTTGGTAGAGTCTTGGATAGTAGAGGATGAGGTAAAAGATAAAAGTCAGATATACGATATGGACTTACCTATAGGAACTTGGGTAGGTACTATGAAAGTAACCAATGAAGAGGTCTGGCAAGATTTTGTAAAAACTGGTAAGGTTAAGGGTTTCTCAATAGAAGGCTACTTTGTAGAGAAAAGTAAAAAAGAAGAGCTTAGCAAAGAGATAGAAGCTGGACTAGAGCTACTAAAGATTAAACAGATGATCCTAGAAGCAGAAATGAAGCTAGAATCTTATACAGACTATCCAGAGAGTGCTAGTAATAACGCTAAACGAGCTTTAGAGTGGGCAGAGAAAAATGGATGGGGTAGCTGCGGCACTGATGTAGGAAAAAAAAGAGCAAACCAATTAGCTAAAAAAGAGGGTATAACTAGAGATACAATTTCTAGAATGGCTAGTTTCAAAAGACATCAACAACATAAAGATGTACCATACTCTGAGGGGTGTGGAGGATTGATGTGGGATGCTTGGGGAGGCACTTCTGGTGTAGAGTGGGCTATTAACAAACTAAAAGAGTTAGATGCGTAAAGACAATAAAACACCTAGCAGAACCAGTCCTAAGAATAGCAAAAGAGGATGTTTGTGTAAAGATCAATTAACATACTCTAGAAAGTGCTGTGATGGTAGCCTATGGGCACAAGGTATTGGTAAAAGTAAAGGAGAGGTTATTACTGGGGTTTGGTATGGATATGTAGTAGAGAGATGCTCAGATGCTCACACACACCACGTTCATATGCACGATACAGAGCTTATTGTAGGTAAAACTTACTACTTAACTCTAGAGAATAACCACAATGCTTGTTATACAGTAACAGCAGAGCATCATTCAGAGGGTATACATATAAATACAGCATCTATTGCTTATGATGACTGTACAGCTTGTGAGGATGCTAATTAAAAATGCAAAAAAAATAATACAAACGTTATATTATTATGAACACAAAAAATACAGTATTCAGTAGGCTATTTGATGCAGATAAGCATAGAGAGTTGAAACTAAAAGAAGAAAAAAAATTAGAGCTAGGCTTAGTAAATGAGCTAGACTACGAATTCGACTACTTACAAGAAGAGGTAGGTCGTTTATCTTATTCTGTAGATGAGTGGTTTGACGAGAAGTTTGATGTATGGTTTGAAATAGGTAGAGAGATTTACTCTGTATATTTTCAAAACAGTGAAACTTTTTTAAGTCCAGAAGATTTAGCTGATGATAAGAGTAAACTATTACAGATTAAAGAGAAAGCTGAGGAACTAGGATTAGATGTTACAGAAGTTTATCCAAACTATGAAGAACACATAAGAGAAATAGACTATCTAGCAGAATTAGATCAGCGTTTCATTATGCAACAACAACAATTTAGAGACGAAAGTAAAAGCGTATAAACTATGAACACAAAGAAAACAGTATTTAGCAAAATAGCTAAAGGGATGCCTAAGAAACAAGTTAAGCTATCTATAGTAAGAGACTTAATTACAGAATTTGAATCTTTAGAAGAGGCTAGTAGTTTAGCTTCTTACTTGGCTTATGAATGGGGAGATGAAATTATGGATGCTTTCTATGAGTTTAGAATGAAATACGATATAGATAATTTTATAGTTAATAGCCCAGTAAGATCTTTAAAAGAATATGCTGATAATTATAGACCTATGCTAGAAGAGTTAGAACAAAAGGCTAATGACTTAGGTTTAAATCCACTAGATATATTTGATGATTATGAAGATGCGAAAGCACTAGTAGATAATGCTGATGAATTGTATAGTGATATGATTTCTAAATATAGAGAGATTATATCTTTTGTAGGTATACCAGATTTTAGTTAATTAATAAATAAATAAATAAATATGAAAACGACAGAAATGTTATCTAAGATTAAAGCTCTTTTGAATACTAACGTAAAGTTAGCTCAACAGACTTTAGACAATGGTACAGTAATCGAAGCTGAGTCTTTTGAGGCTGGTCAGTCTGTTTTTATTGTTACTGAGGATGAGCGTGTAGCACTTCCAATCGGAGAATACAAGCTAGAGGATGGAAGATCCCTAGTTGTAGAGGAAGAGGGAGTTATTGCTTCTATTGGAGAAGCCGAAGCACCAGCAGAAGAGGTAGTAGTAGAAGCTGAAGAAGAAGTTATCGAAACTGAAGTACCAGAAGAAGTAGCTCCAGAAGTGGAAGCTATCGTACAAGCAGTAGTTGATGTAGTTGCACCAGCTATTGAGGAAGTAAAGGAAGAGTTAAAAGAGCTTAAGAAAAAGTTTGATGACTCTTACGAGAAAAAAGACGAAGAGAAAAAAGAGGAGATGTCTAGAAAATTCAAGCATAGCCCAGAAAGAAAAGCTTCTAAAAAACAAGAAGTAAAGTTTTCTCAAAACAGAAACGAAACTACTCTAGATAGAGTATTAAGACAATTAAATAAATAATAAAAAAATGAAAAAGACTAATCTTTATGCTGGTAATGGTAGTGTAAACACTATTACCTCAACGTATGCTGGAGAATTTGCTGGAAAGTACATCGCAGCAGCACTTTTAAGTGGTAAGACTCTTAACGATGGAGCTGTCACTATTAAACCTAATGTAAAATACAAAGAAGTAATCAAGAAAATCGCTTCTACTGGTATTGTTGCTAATGCTTCTTGTGATTTCACAGAGACTGCTGATGCTTTAACACTAACAGAAAGAATCCTTGAGCCTACTGAATTACAAGTAAACCTTGTTTTGTGTAAGGCTGATTTTCGTAAGGACTGGGAAGCTGTACAGATGGGATATTCTGCTTACGATTCTCTTCCTCCAGCGTTTTCTGATTTCTTAATTGGGCACGTTGCTTCTAAAGTAGCTGAGAAAACTGAGCAAGACTTATGGGCTGGTGCTTATGATGGATCTAACGGACAGTTTGATGGTTTCACTACTCTTATGGCTGCTGATGGAGATGTAAATGATGCTGCTAATGACTCAGAAACTTCTTTTACTTCTACAAACATTATAGCTCTTTTAGGAAATGTAGTTGATTCAATTCCTTCTGCTGTTTATGGTAAAGAAGATTTAACTATCTACCTACCTACTATCGCTTTACAAGCTTATGTAAGAGCTTTAGGAGGATTTGGTGCTGCTGGTCTTGGTGCTGCTGGTACTAACGATCAAGGATCACAGTGGTACAATATGGGTAATGCTTTAGCGTTTGAAGGGATTAAAATCCAACACGCTCCAGGTATGCCATCTGACCACATTGTAGCTGGAGAGGCTTCTAACTTGTTCTTTGGAACTTCCTTGATGTCTGACCATACAGAAGTGAAGCTCGTAGATA